GAAATTCGTGACTATCAAGTAGATGCAGTAACGCAAGCCATTCGAACCGAACGCACCTTACTTCTATCTCCAACTGCCTCGGGCAAATCATTTATTATCTATACAATAATGCGTCATCATTTAGAACATGATCGCAAGTGTATAATTATTGTTCCAACCACATCACTAGTTGAGCAGTTGTTTACGGACTTTGAGGATTACTCATCGGCTAATGGTTGGAAACCATCATATCACTGCCAAAAATTATACTCTGGGTTTACCAAAGACTTTAGTAAAGATGTTCTTATTACTACTTGGCAGTCAGTATATCTACAAAACAAATCATGGTTTCAAAACTTCGATGTAATCTTCGGAGACGAAGCGCATCAATTTAAAGCAAAGTCTTTAACAACTATAATGGATAAACTAGAACATGTTCGTTATCGTATCGGCACAACAGGAACATTAGATAATAAAAAAATTCATCGGTTAGTTCTTGAAGGTATATTTGGTCCAGTTCATAGAGTAACAACAACTAAAGAATTGATGGACACAAATAGACTGGCAACGCTAAATATCACTTGTATACTATTAAAGTATGATGAACCTACCCGTGCTAGTAGGAGTAAAAATTTATACCAAGATGAGATGTTTTTCATTGTTTCATATGAAAAAAGGAACAATTTTATACGAAAACTAGCACTAAATTGTGAGGGTAATACTTTAGTCCTCTTTCAATATGTTGAGAAGCATGGTAAAGTTTTATATGAATTAATTAAAGACCATGCGGTAGATGGTAGGAAAATATTTTTTGTTTATGGTGGAACTGCTACAGTTGATCGTGAGGAGATTAGACATATAACCGAGAACGAATCCAATGCTATAATAATTGCATCATATGGAACTTTCTCAACTGGTATAAACATTCCCTCTCTGGAAAATGTTATATTCGCTTCCCCAACAAAAAGTAAAATACGTAATTTGCAGTCTATAGGTAGAGGGTTACGTTTAAAGAATGGCAAGACTGAATGTAATTTATATGATATTGCAGATGACCTGCATTGGAAGTCATGGAAGAATCATACATTGAATCATTTTGCAGAACGTGTTAAGACATACGCAGAAGAAAAATTCACATACAAATTAGTAGAGGTAAGCATATGATAACGCTTGAAGCAAATCAAGTATATGTAGTTATAAAATTAATTAGTGGTGAGCAACTGATGGGTGTTTGCACGGAAGAAACAGATAAAGATATAACAATAATGTTTCCAATGTCAATGAAGCAGTATCCTATTCAAAGACCAGATGGGTCTGTTGGAGAAACAATCACTGGTAATCCTTTTTGTCAATTCTCTAACGACAGAACATTTATCATACCCAAATCATCAGTGATGATTAATAAGCCATTGCATGCTTTACTGATACCATTTTATGTTCGTATGGTCAATCAATTTGAAAAAGTGCTTGAAGTTCCTGAGTCGATGTTTGAAGATGACAATCCCGAGGAAGAAGAGCATGAACTTCTATCTATAGAAAAGGTAGAAAAAGCAGTTGACCGTCTTACTGCTATCATGTTTGGTACTAAGAAAGAGGATGAATTGAATATCGATGGAACATTCATTAATGGTAATGATACAATACATTGATCATTCATCACACCCAACACCGTAAGTATACCGTGAACAAAGTTTGTAGTCAAGTTTGTAAGTGAAATACTTCCAATCTATACAAACTTTACTTTTATTGAGTAATAGGGCATAATTGAATTTAGATCTTATAGATCGGAATAAAAATGGCAAAACCTCATTACGTTAATAATATAGATTTTTACGAAGCAATCAAAGAGCACAAAGTAAAAATACAGGAAGCATTAGATGCTGGAAAAGAACCACCACAAATATCTAATTATCTTGGTGAGTGTCTATTGAAAATTGCAACGCATCTTTCGTACAAACCAAATTTTATTAACTACTCATATCGTGAGGATATGATATTAGATGGTGTTGAAAATTGTCTACAATACTTTAATAACTTTGATCCGTTAAAATCTAAGAATCCCTTTGCATATTATACACAGATTATTTACTATGCCTTCCTTAGAAGGATAACGAATGAAAAGAAGCAAACTTTTATTAAGAACAAAATTATCATGGAGATGCCCTTTGATGCCTTTGAACTTCAGGACCAAGATGAAAACAGTTCTTATAATAATGCATACTTAGATTTTCTACAGTCGCATGTAGAGATGGAAGACCCATATGAAAAGAAGAAGGCAAAGAAACTAGCAGCAAAAACACTTGAGAATTTTATGGATGATGGAAGCCCACCAAATGATACTTGAAGATAAAATATTTGATTCTAGTAATGTTTACAATTTAATTAGAAGATTAAATAAAATTGGGAAACGAAAGAAAAACAAAAGAACTCTAAAGCGTTGGGCATGGGATGCAACTGATGGCAATTTTAACTATGGAAATATTATGAGAAATATGGAAAACAACGAAAAGATTTTTCTTGGTGTAAGTGATTTTGACGATCTTATTACATCAGACATTTTAAAGAGACGTGTCGATGCCAATAAGAAAACTGTGCATCGTGACACCACTGTTCTTTGCAATCGTGAACACTGGGCATCATGGGCAGAGAACGAATACGCAGATACCCTTTATGTTCAGGGTAACGCATCTGGTGGTTTCGTTATCTTTGAAGAAGAATTGAACTACATTACCTACAGCGTTGATAGCAACACAACAACTGTTCGTGCATTCGGTGATGTAGAATTTTGTGAATCAATTATAACTACTGTTGAAGAGAAATTTGATATTGTTACATCTCATATTGAGTGGATCTATTCTACTGATGGGAATTCTGTTAACGTACCATTAAATCGCGATCGTCTTCCAGTTGAAGAGATGTATCCTTTCCTTAAAGGTGAGTCGCTTAATTCATATTACAATCGTTATCTTGAATCGTCTGCAAATATTTTATTATTGATTGGACCACCTGGAACTGGTAAGACAACATTCATTCGTGGTCTCCTTGCCGCAACAAACTCCTCCGCTATAGTTTCCTATGATTCTCAAATTCTTGAGAAGGATAGTTTCTTTGCACGTTTTATTGAGGGTGACGAAACTGTTATGGTATTAGAAGATAGTGATGCTTTCTTAAAGTCACGTAAAGAAGGTAATACAATGATGCATAGATTCCTAAATGTAGGTGATGGTCTTGTCACCACTAGAGGAAAGAAAATGATTTTCTCTACCAATCTTCCAAGTATTCAAGATATTGATCCTGCCCTTGTAAGACCAGGAAGATGTTTTGATATTCTAACCTTTGCACCATTATCGTTACATGATGCTAAGATACTTGCCAAGAAACTTAAAGGAACTGTTCCTGAAGTTCAAGCAGGTAAAACTGTTGAGTTCTCTATCGCAGAAATTTTTAATACACAAAATAACATACCTAAAGAAAGAAAGATGGGGTTCGTATAATGTATATGGTAAGATTTAAATATCCAGAAATACCAGAGATTGCATATAAAATTTTTAAGACTCTTGAAGAAGCAACTGAGTATTCAAAAACTGTTGATCTAATTGAGATCAAGGAAGTTGCCTACGAATGAGATTAGCCATTATCACAGACCAGCACTTCGGTGCAAGAAACGACAGTCAAACATTCCTTGACTTCTACGAAAAATTCTATGATAATGTTTTCTTTCCAACACTAGAAGAGAATGACATCAAGTCCGTTCTCATTCTTGGCGACACCTTTGATAGACGTAAGTATGTAAACTTCTATTCATTGGGACGTGCCAAGAAGATGTTCTTTGATAAGTTGGCAGAGAAAGATATTGATGTGATCATGATTGCAGGTAACCATGACACATATTTTAAGAATACGAATGAGGTTAACTCTCCTGAATTACTTCTAAGAGAATATAAGAACATTCAAATTATCGATGAAGCAGTTACTCTTGATGTTCATGGAACAGAAGTTTGTTTCGTGCCATGGGTATGTTCTGACAATTATAATCATAGCATGGTGACAATGAAAGAATCCAAGGCAGAAATCTGCATGGGTCACTTCGAGATCGCTGGCTTCGCAATGTATAGAGGGATGCAAAGTAATGAAGGATTTACAACTGACACATTTAAAAAGTTTGATATGGTATTTAGTGGTCATTATCATCACCGCAGTAATGACAATCATATTTATTACCTCGGAAATCCATACGAACTAACATGGCAGGATTACAACGACCCACGTGGGTTTCATCTATTTGATCTGAACGACCGCAGTTTGGAATTTATACAGAATCCATATACGATGTTCTCTCGTCTTGAGTATGATGACACTGGTGTATTGGACGACTTAGACAGTTTAGATCTTCAGGGTAAATATGTAAAATTAGTTATTGTAAATAAAACTGACTACTACAAGTTTGACAAGTACATTCAAAAGTTATATAATAAAGGTTGCGCTGAGATTAAAATTATTGAAGATCTTTCTGAATTTAATGAAGGTGAAGTATCCTCAGAAATTAATCTAGAAGACACACTTGATGTACTAAGCAATTATATCGACTCTGTTCAAACAGATGCTGATAAAGAAAAGATTAAAACATTCATGCGAACCCTTTATACAGAGGCAGTTAATATCGAAGTATGATAATATTCAAATCAATATCATGGATGAATTTTTTATCCACAGGCAATTCAGCCAATACTGTTCTTCTTGACAAATCACCCACTACACTAATCATTGGTCGTAATGGTGAAGGAAAGTCAACCATCCTCGATGCGTTATGTTTTGCGTTGTTTGGTAAACCATTTAGGAACATAAACAAGGGACAACTAGTTAACAGTATTAATCAAAAGAATTGCATGGTTGAGATTAAATTATCAATATCAAATATTGAATATCGTATTCGTCGTGGTATTAAACCAAATCTATTTGAGATTTATCAGGATGATGTTATGATAAATCAAGACTCCGCAAATAGAGATTATCAAAAGATTCTTGAGCAACAGATACTTCGATTAAATTATAAAACATTCACTCAGGTAGTTATACTTGGTTCAGCTTCGTTTATTCCCTTTATGCAACTTCCAGCATGGCAACGTAGAGAAGTAATTGAAGACATTCTTGACATTCGTATTTTTTCTACGATGAATACACTATTAAAAGATCGTATTCTGATAACCAAAGAAGACCTTGCTCGTGTTGAATCGGCTATAACACTTCATAAAGCATCTGTTGTGTCTCAGCAAAAACTTATTGAGAGCATGGTATCATCTAAGCAAGACCAGATTGATGCAATTAAGAAACGTATATCTATAAATGAAGATGAGATCAAAACTAACTCTGATCGAATTGCAGAGCTGATTTTATCAATAACAAATTTATCTGAAACGATAGTAGATAAGAAACAAATTAAAACTGACATTATTAAGTGTGAAACAATACATCGCAATAAACTATCCAAAAAAGACGAAACACATAATACTATACAATTCTTCAATGAGAATAATAACTGCCCATCATGTGAGCAGAGTATTCCTCATACTCATAAAGAAACTATTCTTGAAAAATTGACCAGAGAATACAATTTAACTGGCGAAGAGGTGACAACCTTAGACAACTGTCTTGTTAAGTTAAATGAAAGACTTAATGAGATAGAAGATATTAACACACAAATTACTGGATTAAACTCAGAAGTATCTTCTCTCAATGTTAGCATTTCTACATTAAATTCTCAGAATAGTAAAATGCAAAATGAAGTTGAAAATACGAAACAAGATACTGGAAATATTAATGAAGAGAAGAATAAGTTAAGAGAGCTCGCTTCTGATGCAATGAAGAAAATTGATGAGAAGAGTTCTCTTTCAGAAGAACGAGACCTTCAGGAAATTGCCAGTACACTATTAAAAGACAGTGGCATTAAGACTGCAATCATACGCGAATATCTTCCTGCAATGAATAAACTTATAAACAAATATCTTAATGCAATGGATTTCTATGTTCACTTTGAGTTAGATGAATCTTTTGTTGAACAAATAAAATCTAGATACCGTGATGAGTTTACGTATGCAAGTTTTTCTGAAGGAGAGAAACTTCGTATTGATCTTGCGATTCTTTTCGCATGGCGTCAGATTGCTAAGATGAAAAACAGTGTCAACACTAATTTATTGATACTTGATGAAATATTTGATTCATCATTAGATACTTCTGGTACTGACTACTTCCTTTCAGTGATGGGTCAGTTTGAAAATTCCAATGTATTTGTTATCAGCCACAAAGGCGACCAGCTGTTTGACAAGTTTAGATCCATTATAAAGTTTGAAAAGAAGAACGATTTCTCTGTAATTGCAATTAATTGATGCCCTTATTCCTTGCAAGGGTATTAAAAAGTCTTTAAAATCAATGACTTATAATTAATTTAAAAAATGCTTTACTTTAATTAGATATTCAGGCATAATTATATTATTGATGGAGAAACCTATATGAATTCACGTGACTTACTAGCCAAACTATTGGCAAACGAAAATCTAAATATTGTTCGTGCTCCTGTGAGCACTGCTTCAATGGATATTCGTTCTCGCACTTTGACTCTTCCCCAGTGGAAAGAGATGACTCCTGCTGTTGAAGAAATGTTAATTGGTCATGAAGTTGGTCATGCAATATTCACAACAAATGATTATATAAAAGAAGGCGAATCACGTGCGCTTCATAGTTACATGAATGTTATAGAAGACGTTCGTATTGAAAAGAAAATTAAGAACAAATATCCAGGTCTGCGGTCTTCCTTTATCAAAGGATACAAAGAACTAAACGACAGAGATTTCTTTGAAATTCGAGGTCTAGATTTAACAGGTCTATTATTGATTGATAGAATTAATCTTTATTATAAAGTTGGCTTCAATTGCGGAGTCAAATTTACACCAGTAGAAATGGAATTTATTCGTCGCACTGATAAGTGTGATACAATAAATGACGTATATCTATTAGCCAAAGATCTTCTTGAGTTTACTAAACAAGACAGAGAAACTAAAAAACAATTGACTCTTTCTGATTTAAACTTTGATGAGTTGACTGATGAAGACATAGAAGATATGAAAAATGCTGGTGATGTAGATGGTTATGATGATGGCGATGAAGAC